GTTCAGCGACCTCACTGTTCGTACCGACCCCGACGGCGACGATCCCCACTTTGAGGGCTGGGCTTGTAGGCACGGCGTGCTCGACGCCTATGGCACGACATTCCAGGCTGGCTGCTGGTCAGCGGGTGGTCTGGACGGCGAGCCGTACGCGCTCTGTTGGATGCATGACCCCACCGTCCCGGTCGGAGTGTTCCGGGCAGAGGACCAGGCCGAAGGGCTCTGGATCCGAGGATGGTGGGACGACACCACTGACGGGCACGATGCCCGCACTAAGGGAAGTTCCGGGTCAGCCCCCGAGCTGTCCGTGGGATTCCGTCAAGCGATCTTCGACGAGGACGAGCCAAATCGGATCGTCGCAGTTAAGCTCGTCGAGGTCAGCCAGATCACAGCACGCATGGCCGCTGTGCCTGGATCTCAGTTTACGGCAGCTCGATCGGCCCCTGCCACCGGTCGTTCCGTCGCCGCAGCGCGGCTGCGATTGAGGACCGTTCAACTAGGAGGACGACCGTGAACCGCCGACCCATCACCGTCGCGCAGACCCTGCGCGCCCGACGTCGCGCCTTTGGCGCCACAGGTTGGCGAACCGCGCCGACCACCGTCGACTACACCCAGTTCACTGACGCCGAGTTGCAGCAGGCTCGGTCCGAGGTGCTCGAAGCGCTGGGAGGCGAGAACGCGACCGACGAGGACGCCGCTCGCGCCGATCAGATCGCAGGCGAGATCGAGCGCCGCAACACCGTCACCGAGGCTACTAACGAGCGCCGTCGTCGCCTGGCCAACACCACGGTCGTCGAGCGCTGGCGCCCGGAGGGTGGTCAGCCGCAGCGCCGAGGTCAGCAGCGCGACGATCCCGCACCCCCGAGCAACCCGATCATCCCGGCCGACTGGCGCGACCAGTTGGCAGCCGGAGCCGAGGCTTACCGCGAACGGGGCATGACCGGTGCGGCCGAGGTGCTGCGCCTCCCCGACGCCACCGATCTCCGCGCACTCGTCACCACGGTAACACTGCCTGGTCAGCCGCAGCGGCTTCCGGGAATCGTGCACCCGCCAGACCAGGTGCTCAAGGTGGCCGACTTGCTCGACCAGCAGACCGCTACCTCGGGTTCGGTCGAGTGGGTCATCGAGACGTCGACCGCACCGCCTGCGGCGGAAGTCGCGGAGGGTTCGGCCAAGCCCGAAGCCGCCATGACGTTCACGGTCGCGAGTGCCGCGTTGGCTACCATCGCGGTGTGGATCCCACTCACGCGTCAGTCGGCCGAGGACAACGCCCAGCTGACCGGGTACATCCAGGGTCGCCTGTCGTTCGCCGTCGAGAAGCGGATCGACACGCAGGTGCTGAACGGTAACGGTACCGCCCCCAACATGCGGGGCATCCTCAACACGGTGGGCATCCAGGAGCAGGACACCACCGACGGGATGCTGATCTCGATCCGCAAGGCGATCACCAAGACTCAGGTCTCGGGGTACAACCCGTCCGGTGTGGTCATGCACCCGGTCGACTGGGAAGCCGTCGAGCTGACCCAGGACTCCACCTCGGGCATGTTCCTCTTCACCAAGGACCCGGCATCTCTCGCGGCGCCTCGCGTTTGGGGCCTTCCGGTCGTGCCCACGGTCGGAATCGCGGCGGGTACTGCTCTGGTCGGTGCGTTCAAGGAAGGCGCCACCCTCTGGCGCAAGCCGGGCGTGCGAATCTTGATGTCGGACAGCCACGTCGACAACTTCATCAAGAACATCCTGGTCCTGCTGGCAGAGACCCGCGCGCAGCTCGCGGTTTACGCGCCGGCCGCCTTCATCAAGGTGTACGACGTTCCGTGAGCAAGTGCCGCTGCTGCGGGATGGGGGTCGGCGACAAGGCCCCCATCCCGCCTAAGCGATACGAGGGACCCGATGAGTTACTGCACGATCGACCAAGCAAAGAGTGCAGGTGCCGTGGGCACCGACACGGAGATCCAGGCAGCGATAGCCAGCGCCCAGACGGTAATCGACTTGTATACCCGGTCAATCTGGGAACCGACGGACACGACGATTCCGGTAGCGGTGAGTAACGGTGTCGGTCGACTTTCGCGTTGGGCAGCGTCTGTCGAGTCAGGATCCTTGGGGTCCGACGGACACACTTGGTACGCGAGCGGCTTGGTTACTGGTGAGGTATTCGTTGCCGGTGATTACGGCACTCGTGAGACTCCACTGGGCGTACAGATGGCTGCAGCGCGTCTGGCGGCGATGTACTCACCGGCTCCGTTTACTGCTCAGGCCGATGACGAGGGCAATCCGGTCGGCCGTCCCCCTGCTCCGACTCAGCAAGACGAGACCGACCCGGCACCCCCGGGTGGGATGAACTACGAGAGGACCACCGGCGACCCCGTCGCCGACGCCTGGCTCGAACCCTACAAGACGAATCGGGTACTAGTCTGATGGCCACCAAGAAGAACAGCGACAACGAGACGACTACCTCATCTGCCGATAAGACGGTCGACGATCACTCCGTCGACCAGTCGGAGGAGGGTGCTGGCGACGACGTCACCGTTACGGTAGGTAGCGACACCACCACGACGGAGGTGGGGGACGTCACAGTGGAGCACTGGGACCACCCCAAAACGCACAAGGGTACGCCTCGTATTGACCGTGGAGATCGAGTGATCAAGTATGCCAGCCCAAGTCACGTGGACGAATCAGAGTGAGTGGGAACGCGCCATCCTCCGTGTATTTCAGCAGTGGGAGGGCCAGTTCCCGCGTAACGCGGCTGATTTGGCAGCCCTGGCCGAGAGAGAGGCCAAGTCGCGTGCGCCCGTACGTACTGGGCGCCTCCGAAACGGAATCAATGGCCGCGTGGAAACGACTAGTGACTCAACGGCCGCGATTCTAGAGAATCATGTGGAGTACGCCGGGTATGTCGAGTTCGGCACCCGCCACTCGCGTGCCCAGCCCCACATGCGACCCGGGTTCGCTGCAGCCGAAGCGGCGTACGCCAAGACTATGGTGAAAGGCTGCGAATGACCACGCCCGTGACCAACGCGACCGTCAGTGGAGCGATCAAGCATCTGATCGAGTCCGCTGGTCTCGGGCTGACTGTATTTCGCGATGTGGCCCCGCCCAAGGCTCCGCTGCCGATGGTCGTAGTGACCGAGGGCGTGGCCTGGCTCCCAGTACCCAATGGAGATACCGACGTCGAGGGCGAGCTGCTCGTCCGCGAACAGGCTCAAGTCGACATCTACCAAGCACTGAGGAACCCTGATGGATCCCGAGCCGAGCGCATCGGCTTGGAAGATAGCGTCTGCCTCCTGCTCCACCGATCCAAGCTGTCGAGCTGGCTCATCGTCTGTTACGGCGTGCGGATCCTGACTCGGTCGTCGCAAGCGGCCGATAACCTACGACGCACCATCGTAACGGTGCAGATCGATCGCCAGCTGGCAGTCCCAGCGCCATAGGAGGCAGAAATGACTCAGCCGACCCCGGTCGCCGATCAGGGTATCACCAAGGTCTACGCCGTACAGCACTGCCAGATTGCCAGCGTGCTCACCGATGCCGTGGGCGCGCTGTGCACCTACGGTGAGTGGTTCGACGTCCCGGGTATCAAGTCGCTGGCGATCACCGGCGACATGGACACCAAGCAGCTACGCGGCGACAACCGACTGATCGACCAGCAGTCCATTATCACCGGTCTGACGGCGGCGATCGAGAACGCCAAGCTGTCGCTGATGAACCTGGCCGTGATGCTGGGCGGTACGGTGAGCGACCGAACCGAGAGCGCCACCGTTCCCTACGAGGGCCAGGGCTGGTCGCTGCTGTCCTCGGCCTTCCCGAAGTCGTTCGGCATGCGAGCGGTCTCCGCAGCGTCCGACGCGCCCGGTGGCGCGGTCGCGTTCGTGATGAGTAAGTGCAGCCTGTCAAGCTTCCCCGAGATCGGCGCGGCCGAGGAGGACTACCAGACGGTTACGGCGGAGATGAACGTCAACCCACCCACAGGTACCTCGCCGTGGCTCGACGTCGTGATCGTTGAAAGCTACAGCCCGCCTGCCGCCTGGACGCCCGAGCCTCCGTTCGCCTAAGGAGAAGATATGACTCGGATTTGGATCATCGTAGCCGTGCTGCTATTCGCCGCCTTCGCGGGCGCGGGTCTGGCGAATGCGGGAGAGGCCAAGGGGCACCTGTTGGTCAGCGTGGACGGGGCCGCCGCTGTGGCCACCCCACCCGGTCAGGTGCGCAAGGTCGTTGCGGCCGAATGCCCGGCCGGAACGGTATTCAGCATTGACGCCATCCGCGCCGCGTTCCCCGCTCCGGTCACAGTGTGCACCGGGGTAGTCGTGACCTCGCAGGTTCCGGCCGAAGTGGAGCCGGTACCCGTCTAGACCCCGGCCGCCGCAACCCGACGCGCCAACCGAATAGAGGTACCGCATGCCCGGTACGAATAATAGCTCTGGCCAGTGGATCACAATCGGAGATGATAAACACGAGCTGGTCTACTCCATGCTCAGCCTGGAGAAGATCGAGCTACAGTTTGGCTCCGTCACGGAGATGCAGAATTTGATCACAGACGACCACGGCCAGGTGATGCTCGACCGGCCGGTCGTCAAGATGCTGATCGACATCATCCATGCCGGGTTGCTACACATCTTCGCTGATAACAATGAGGGACGGCGCGCTGTTGCCATGGCGCTCCGTCCCTCTCAGCTTGAGGAGGTTGTGGAGGCCTTCACTCGCGCGTTCACCGACGCGTTCGGCGAGCTGGGCGAAAAGGCGATGGCGGGGGAAGCAACGGGTCTGGTGGCCAATCGGGCGGACCGCCGGGCCGAATCCCCTTCGCCCAATGGTACTACATCGCTGTCGTCATCCTCGGTCGTACGCAAGAAGAGTGGCAAGAAATGACGCCGCGTCAGCTTCTCGCACTAACCGACATGCACCGGGAGTTTACCTCGCCCGAGGCTCCCCCCGAGCCGCAACCGAAAGCGCCTGCCAACCAAGGATCTGCCGGATGGCTGATGGCCCTGTCTCAGGGTCTGGAGCGATCCCGACCTCCATCGAGGGTAGGATAGCATGGCCCTGTTGCCCGATCTAGTCGGTCGCATCCGGCTAGATATGTCCGAGCTAGATCGAGCGCGCGGTGAGGCTACCTCACGCGGCGCGGCGATCGGCTCGGCGCTGGGCAGCGCGGTGGGCTCACTCGCAGGCGGTCTCTTGGCCGCAGCGGGACAGAAGGTATTGGAGTTCGTATCCGGCTCGGTGGACGCGTTCGCCCGGCTGGAGGATGCGACCAGTGTCACGCAAGTCAAGTTCGGTGAAGCGGGCGCCTCGGTGCAGCGATTCGCCGATACAGCGGCGACGTCATTCGGTCTGAGTAAGTCGGCTGCGCTCGAAGCCAGTAACACCTTCGGTACGTTCGGCAAGGCGGTTGGCCTAACCGGTCAGCCGCTAGCTGATTTCTCCACCCAGATGACCGGCCTGGCCGGAGACATGGCGTCGTTTGCGGGAACCACCCCGGACGAGGCTGTGACCGCACTGGGCGCAGCGTTCCGTGGAGAGTACGACCCGATCGAGCGCTTCGGCGTCCTGATCAATAAAGAGATGGTGAACCAGAAGGCCCTGCAGATGGGGCTGGCGGCAACCAGCTCCGAAATCACTAAGGGCGATGAGATCATCGCTACCCGCGCTCTGATCATGGAGCAGACGGGGCAGGCGCAGGGCGACTTCGCTCGCACATCGGATAGCGTCGCCAACTCGCAGAAGCGGATGGCGGCCGAGACAGAGAACGCCCAAGCCGCACTCGGCGAGAAACTAGCCCCAGCATTCCTGGCCATGCTGACCGTGCTCAACCAAGCGGTCACCGGCGTGACGGGGTTCCTGGATGTGGTGGGCCGAATCGCTGGGGTAGTGTACCAGTGGCGCGACGCCGTTACCGCCGTCCTAGTCGTGATCGGGATCCTGAACGCCCAGACCATTGCGTTCAACGTGGCGGCTGCGATCACCCTGGCTCGGATCATTGCGGTGAATGCAGCGACCCAAGCGTGGACGGCTATTCAGTGGCTACTCAACGCCGCACTCACGGCAAACCCAATCGGCCTGGTCATCGCAGCAGTCGCCGCGCTGGTGGCCGGAATCGTTATCGCCTACAACCACAGCGAGACATTCCGCAACGCGGTAGACGCGCTGTTCGCCAAGCTTAAGGAGTTCGTCGACTGGTGCGGTCCGGCGATCGAGCAATGGGCGTCCAAGGTCGCCACCTCGTTCGGCCAGGCTGTGACCGACGTCACCAACTTTGGTACCGCAGTGGGCAACTGGGGTACCAAGAT